GCCGACTCGTTGATGAGCCCCGCGCTCGGGCAAGCGGCGATGGCGGCCAGCCTGCCGGTCACGGTGGCGAACAATCAGTCATCCCTTACGGTCGGCGCGTTTGGCGATACGGGCGTCTCGAACTACTGCAAGCTCCAGGCGCTCAACGCCGTCTGCACGATTGCGGTCTCGGGCCGGGCGTATATCGGCGTTGAGGTTGACAGCGCCAACCGCGTGGGCAGCATGTCGCTTGCGGTGGAGCAGAACTCGGACAGCGGGCTCGCGAGCGGCACGCATTGGTATCAGACCATCTTCTGGAACGGGGATGCGTGGGTCGGGGCCGACACGATCCCGAGCGCGGATTCGGGGTTCGGTGGTGGCTACGGCCGGTCGTTCAACATCCCCTCAAACAGCGTCAATACCTACTGGCGCGTGCGCGTTCGGAACTACATCTCTGGGTTTGTCTTTATCCGCATCAAGGCGACCCCGGTGGTCACGACGCCGCAGCTCTTGACCTGTGTGAGCATCGACCGGATCGCTGAAGGGGGCCCTGGGAGCGGGGGCGTGATGTTTGGGAACAACTCGAACACTGCCACGCTCCTCCCGTGCACGGTGGGAGGCATCCAAGACAGTACGAACGCGGGTTTTGCCTTCCGCATGGCCGACAACATCAACTCGGTCGGGATGAGCAGTATGGACATGCTCGTGCGACCGCTCATTCAGGACCGGAGCGACACGGCGACGCTCGGCGTGCTGAATGCCAAGGCGATCATGCGCTTAGACGGCGTGCAGGGCGGTGCTGCGGTCTGGATTTCTACCAGCAACCTCGTTGGGACAATCGTTGCGCGGGTCAGCTCGGATAGCGTCACGTGGACGAATACGACGTTGCTCAACGAGGTGACGCTGGCGGCCGCGCATAGCGTGGTGAATCCCGCCGCGCCCAGTAACTACACGTTCAACCTTGGCAGTTCAGCGCGGTTTGTCGAAATCACGGACACGGCCTATACGAGCGGGAGTGTGTTCATCACCCTGCTCGGGACCAGCCTTGTGCCCGGGTTCAATGCGACCAGCTACGCGAACGCGGCGACCACTCCCTACATCGGGAGCAAGGTGGGCGGCACGTTTGACGGTGTGAAAACGGGCGTCGATTTCAAGATGGCGGTCACGACGCCGCCGCCGACCGATACCGGAACGGTTGTCATTATCCACCCGAACAGCGCGGGCCAGCCGCAGACAACTGACTCGTGTGTCTCACAGCAGGGCTCCTTCGGGGCGGCAGATTCCGCGACGATTCCCGCCCATGCCGGGTTGCGAGACTACATCTATCGCATCCTCGTTCAAGCGGCGGACACAGCAGCGATTACCGGAGGCTCGTCGGTGTTCGATTCCCTCACCGTGACCAATGCGTACACGGGGCCGTGGGTCGTTGGCGCGGCTATCGCACTCGGGCAAACCCTCACGATTGCTAACGAGTCGCCAATGATTCCCTATGTAACAACCGCACAAAACACGGCGACCAAGCTTCGTGTGAACAGTCCAGGGGCAACCGCGCGGATTACCGTTCTCAAAGCCTGTTATCAACTTAGGCCGTGAGTGATCTTGCCCTCTATCACATCCAGTATTGGGAAGGCGCCGGGGTGGCCCCACCCCCGCCCCCTCCAGTCGTACGGATTGTCTATGTCGGTGGTGATGATCGGTCTCGGCGGTACCAAGAACGGGTCGAGATTGTGGCCATGAGTCACCCGCTGGACGATCTCTTGGCGCTCCTGCTTGAGGATGACGAGGATGCCTGATCCCCTGCAGGATGCCTTGGAGGCCCAAGACTGGGACGAGTTGGCGCGGCTCCTGATTGGCCCGATGAGTGAATCCGCGGCCGAGGCAGGGATCGATGCACTCAGTCGGCTGCCCGATATCCCGCCAGAGACCTTCGACTTGGTGAATCAGGACGCGGTGCAGTATGCAAGTGAGCATGCGGCGGACTTGGTGACGCAGGTCGTGGAGACGACACGCGATGCGTTGCGGGCCCTCACAGTGCGGGCTGTAGAAGAGGGTTGGTCGCCGCGGCAATTCGCGCAGGCTATCGAGCAGGCACATGCCTTCAGTGCGACAAGGGCGGGAGTGATTGCGCAGCAGGAGTTGGCGATGGCGGCCAGCGCTGGCAATCGCTCTGCATGGCGACGGTCTGGGGTCGTGACTGGGCGTCGGGCGTTACTCAGCGATGGCCATGACAAAGACGACGAGTGCGACGAGAACGTTGCGGCGGGGGTGATTCCGATTGGCGCGTCGTACCCAGATGGAAGCGATGGCCCCCCGTTCCACGTCGGGTGTCAATGTGGTGAGGTTGCCGTGCTGGAGGGTGAGTGAAGCTTGAGATCACGGCCTACGACGATGGCCGTATCGTCATTGTGGCCATCCCACCAGACGTGTCCCATGATGACATTTTGGGGGTGCTGGAACAGGCCCATCGAGTGGTCCGGGAATCGGCAGCGGTCCAGCACGCCCGCCTCAACATTGCCCGGAGAAACTAGATGACTGGCCTCCGCTATGCACCCGGAGTCTTTGAGTGCGACACGGAGGACCAAGCCAAGGCGATCATCCTGACGCCCGAAGCTGGGGTCTCGCCGGCCACCCGATGGGCCAAGGAAACGCCATACCTGGCGGACCTGATCGGGCCGCAGACCGGCGTCCTCTTGGACTACGGCTGTGGGATCGGCCGGATGGCGAAAGCCGTGCTCGAGCGGTCCCCAGGGATCACGGAGGTGATCGGGGTCGATCAGAGTGTCTCCATGCGCACGATGGCACCGCGGTACGTGGATGACCCGCGGTTGACCGTGCTGAGTCACGACTCGCTCAAGTACGTACAAGGGTCGGCAGATGCCGCCATCGCGGTCTGGGTGCTCCAGCATTGCGTTGGGCCAGCGGTAGACCTCGCGAGGATTCGGGATATCCTGAAGCCCGGGGCGATCCTCCACGTGGTCAACGACTTCGAACGGGCGGTCCCCGTGACGGGCGGTTGGTGGTTCCGGGACGCTCAGAACATCCGCCGGCTCTGCGCTACGGTCTTTGGAGAGCCCGAACACTACCAGACGCTCGACCCTGCGTTCGTGGTTCCCGGAGACCGGAGCTTCTATGCCCGCTACCGCCGCGCCTAGCCCGCTCGCCCGGCTGGCTCGTGCGGAACTCCTCCTCCGGCAGGCTGAAGCCGCCCGGGGCTTCCTGCGGGCCAAGGAAGCGGTGATCTTGGCCCGTCGGGAGGTGCAGGAAGTGCAGGCCCTGTTGCGAGCCGAGGCGCAGGGGTGTATCATGGACGGGTAAGACACATCTCGGGGCAGGTGTTGGGCTCGATCCCGTTCGGGGTCGGGCCCTTTTTTCGTGAGGCACTGGATGGCTGAGCGCTGGACGCGATTCGCACAGCTCACGAAGTTCGACGCCTTCACGGGCGAGTTTGAGGCCGTGATGACGGACGAGACACCTGATGGCGTGAACGAGGTCATGGACTACGAGACCTCGAAGCCGCACATCCAAGAGTGGTCCGGGTTCTTCGACAAAGCGACGAATGGCGAGTCGGTCGGTAACGTCCGCGAGATGCACGGGCTCAAAGCGGCCGGGAAGTTGCTGGCGATCGACTTCGATGACGCCAAGCGCCAGGTCCCGATCCGCGGCAAGGCCGTGGACAGCGAAGTGCGGAAGAAGCTCGCTGAAGGGGTCTATACCGGCGTCTCGATCGGCGGCGATTACGTCAAGCGGTGGATCGACCCTGCCCGGCCCGGCCTGACGCGGTACACGGCCAAGCCGATCGAGGTCTCGTTGGTCGATTACCCCTGCAACCCGAACGCGACGTTTACGCTCGTGCGGGCCGGTATCCCGACGCTCCACAAGTTTCAGTTCAAGACCTATGCGGCCATCAGCGATCTCCCGGTGGCGCAGGTCAAGGACTACTCGGACCATCAGAAGGAAATCTTCCGCGCGGCATTCAACGCGTCCTATACCGGGACCTGTGCGCAGCGCGCGGACCGGGAGAGTTGCGCCTTTGCGATCGCGCATAGTGCCGCGCAGAAGGCGGCAGAGTTCGGGGATCTCGTGAAAGAGCAGACCCACCCAGACGACGAGGGCGACATGGACGCGCAGAAAGCCGCAGCACTGGAAACGCAGCTCGCCGCGCTGGAGAAGGAACTCGGCATCGGGGCCCTCCATAAGGACGGTGACCCGAACGCGCACGCCAAGTTCGTGGCCGGGCAGCACGAACGGATGGCGGCCGCCCACGCGAAGCTGGCCGAGCACTACCGCGGCGGCGCCAAGGGCGAGCACACGGACGACGACGAGGAAGCGGAGAAGGCGCGCACGGCTGAGAAGCTGGAGAAGGCCGCTCCCGCGTTCGTTACCAAGGCGGACCTCGAGACCTTCGGCAAGGAGCTCGTGACGGGCCTGCTCAAGGGCCTCACGGCATCCGCGGCGACGGTTCCGGCTCGGACGGACCCGGCCGCCCTGAAGGCCGTGGAGGCCGACCCCGCGCCCAAGACGGGTGACGAGCGGATGGACAAGGCCCTCGCGGACCCCACCGTCGCGTTTATTCGGAAGGCCCAGAAGAACCCTATGACGTTCCGGTCGGTCGATGACATCGGCTACCGTGGCCGCAGCCTCAACCGGCGCTAACGCGCCAGGAGATCGGAACTGAGTATGGACTTCTCTGCGCTGATTGCCGACACCATGGCCGAGTACCAGCGCGGCATGGCACCGGGGATGCGGTATGGCGACCCGCTCGGGAAAGCGGGCATCAACGTCGCCACCGGGCTGATCGGCTATGACCTCGAAAAGCCGCCGATCGAAGCGTATCCCGCGCTGGCCCCGATCGTCAAGGAAATCCCGCGCGTGGGCCTCGAAAGCTCGGGCACCGGGATGTTTGGTGTGGCCGTGCATGCGCACGTCATCACGAACATCAACACCGGTGGCATCATCGGGGTGGTGTCCGAAGGGAACCGCGGGGCGGCCATCTCGCGGACGGAGGTGGACCAGACCTTCACGTTCAAGGGGTTGGGCCTCGAAGATTACGTCACGGCAGAGGCGCAGTATTCTGCCCTCGGCTATGACGATCTGTTGGCCCTGGCGCAGAAGGAGTTGCTGCAAGCGCTGATGGTGGAAGAGGAGAAGATGTGTCTCCTCGGGAACCTGAGCCTCGCGGGCGGCACTACACCGACCCCGATCGTCTCGACGACCGGCTCCGGGGGGGCGTTTGTGTCGGGCTCGGCCTACGTGTACGTCACCGCGTTGACGCCGCTCGGGCTGTTCTTGGCGGGGGGTCCTGCCTCGCCCACGGCTGCGGTCCTGGCCCAGGCGGTGGTGGACACGCAGGCGCAGGTCTCGGCGGGTCCGTACGCCAACACCGATACGATCCTCGGTGGCCACAACATCATGTCGACCGTCTCGGGGCTCGCGGTGGCGGTCTCGTCCTCGATCGTGGTCTCGCTGTCCGGTGGCGCTGGCGTCGCGGGGGCGGCGGCCTATGCATGGTACGTCGGGCAGACAACTGGCGCCGGCTCGGCCTACCTCGCGGCCATCACCACGACCCCCGTGGCCACGTTCACGGCGGCCGGGAACAGCTCGAACCAAGCCTCGAACTACACCGGCTACAACTCTGACCGCTGGAAGAACGCGCTTGGCTACGATGGCCTGATCTATCAGGCGCTCGAGTGCTCGGGGTACGGGACGGGCGGTATCTTCAACCCGCTCAGCTCGCCCGGGAACCTGACCCCCGGGAAGGCGTATGCCCGCAGCTTGAACGGGGCCGCCTTGACCGGGACCGCCGGCGTTGTGAACGAGATCGACTCCGCGCTGCTCGACATGTGGGATGTCTACCGGCTCTGGCCCGATGAAATCTGGGTCAGTGCGCGACAGGCACAGAAACTGTCCAACCTGGCGCTCGCATCGGCCGCCCCGCTGTACCAGATCCAGGTGGCGGATAAGCAGGGCATGGTGATCGCGGGCAACTTGGTCGTAGGCTATATCAACAAGTTCTCGCCCAACGCGAACCAGCCCTTGCCGATCCGGATTCATCCGTACATGCCGGATGGCTGGATCTTCTTCAACACGAAGACGCTGGCCGGGAAGTACCCGACCGCCACCTTGGGGGACGTGAGCCGGATCGTCACACGACGGGACTACTACAGCGTCCCGTGGCCCCTCATCAGCCGCAAGAACGAGTACGGGATGTATGCCGACGAAACGCTGGTGGTGCGGGCGCCGTTTGCGCTCGGCCTCTTGCAGGACGTCGGGTAGGCATTCGCTCGCAGAGGGATGCACATGGGGGCGGGCAATCGCCCGCCCCTTTTGATTGAGGAGCGATGGCAGCCAACGATCTCACAGTAACTCAGCGGGTGGCGGATTACTTGCAGAACGGCACCGCGTATGCCGGGGCGCAAGCCACACTCGTGGGCAACCTGATTACCGCGGTGAGCGCCCGGATCTATTCGCGGACCGGACGCCGCGCGTTGAACCAAGTGCTTACGCTCACGGACCTCTATAATGGCACGGGATCGTCCCGGCAGCATGTGCGAGACTACCCGATCCAGTCCGTCACGAGTGTCTCGGTGCTTGGGGCGAGTATTCCGGTATCACCAGACGGCTATCAGGCCGGGTGGATCTTCTCGGAGGATGTCGTCATCATCCTGCCCGGGACGTATGTCGGGACAACACCGTGGGCCACGGTCGGGAAGTTTCCGCGACTCCCGAAGAGCGTACAGATCGTCTATACAGCGGGCTTCGATGCGACGCATGGCTGGCCGAGCGGGCAGACGGGGGACGCGAACTTCAATAATGCGCCCACAGATTTAGGCGAGGCCGTGACCGAGCTCGTGGCGCTGACGTTACGGCGGGCGGGGTGGTTGGACGAGGCCGAGAAAATCTTACTGGATGGGAAGCATATCAGCTTCCGGTCGTGGGAAATGCCCAAGGAAGTGGAGCGCGTGATTAAGAGTTACTGCCGGATGACGCCGATCCGATGATTACCGTGCGGTTGACCGGGTTCCCGGAAGCGATTGCCACGATCACGTCGTGGACGCCCGCCGTGCAGCAGGTGGTGCGGGCGACGGTCACCCGCGAGACGATTGCCCTGCAGCGGCATGTCGTGGAGGACAAGCTCTCGGGGCAGGTCTTGCATGTCCGATCGGGGACACTCCGGCGGAGCATCACCTATACCGTGGACGAGACCGGCCAAGGCGTTGTGGGAACGGTCGGGACGAATCTCGCGTATGCCCGGATTCACGAGTACGGCGGCACGATCAATGTTCCTGAGATTCGGCCCGTCCGCGCCAAGGCGCTGCACTTTAACGGCATCTTCGCGATGCGTGCCCGGGCGCATGTGGTCGTGATCCCGGAACGCTCGTACTTGCGGAGCGCCCTGGCGGACCGGGAACCCGTGATCCGGGAGTCCCTGGCGAGTGCCTTACAGTCGGCGCTCACATGATCCTCGCGGCCGAACTCCTGTTCCTGCAGAAGGTCACCCTCGCCACGGTTAACGCGAAGGTCACGGCACTGAATAGCCTGTACGCCGCACAGCCGGGCTATGCCGCCGTGCCGGCGGTGGCGACGATTGCCGATGGGCAAGTCTACGGCCCACTGGATACGCAAGTCGTCGCCCCAGCGCTGCTCTATATCATCGGCGCGGGCGAGGGGCCGTTAGGACTGAAAGCGAACCAGCGCTCGGACCTCTCGACGCGCTACGAGATTCTCTACATCTCCCAGCAGGACACGTTCGCGAACGCGAAGCGCGATAGCCAAGTGATGATCGAAGCGATGCTCTTTGTGCTTGAGACCATCGAAGGGTTCTCGCTCGGCACGTCGCCCGATCGGGGGGTGGTGCTCATCCTCGACCCCACGGTCGAGCTGGTCTCGATTGACGCGACGGTGGGCACCACGGCGGCGACCAAGTATGGGTTCCGGTGGCGCGGAGAGTTTGAGCTCCGCCTCGAACGCTCGTCTACGCTGTAAGGAGGGCCTGTGGCGTACGTTGCTCCGCTGATTTACCGCCTTGATGGCTTGGCGGCGCTCCCCGAAGTCACCTACGGCACGGACCCCGTGCCCACGGCTGTCGCGAATGCCATCAGACCCGCCAGTCGCGTCATGGCCAAGCTGCGGATTGAGCCGCACTTCGAGAACCTCCGGGACGACTTCGCCTCCGGCAGCATGGTCCCCTTACCTCCGGGGAATGCCGCTGGCTGGAAAGGCATCCTCACGGGGTTTGAGTGGTCGGTCAAGGGGAAAGGCGCGGCCTATACCGGGACCGCCGTGACAGGCATGATCGAGGCCGATCCCCTGTTCCAGGCATCCGGGTGGGTCGGGACCTACTCGGCGACCCCCACGCCGCAATACACCTACGCGCCGATTACGAGCGGGCTCCGGCCGTCTGCCGCGATCTACGTCTGGGGGGAAGGCAAGCTTTTCAAGCTCACCGGTTGCCGCAGCCGGATGCGCATTCTCTTCCCGGCCGGCAAACTGGCCTTAGCGCAGTTCGATATCGAGGGGTACGTCAACACGGCCTGGGTGGACGCGACGCTCCCGTCGAACTTCGATTACAACGTGACGTTCGAGCCGCCGGCCGTGAGTCAGGCCGTCAGCATCGGTGGGATCTGGGCACCAGACTTTGAGACGATCCAACTCGATAGCGGGAACCCCGCCGAATGGTTGGAGTCCGGGAACCAGCCGTCCGGGTTGCAGGGCTACGATTACGGGTTCGTCGCTCCTGAGTTGCGGGTCTCCGCGTTGTCCGTGGCGCAGGCGACTTACGAGCCGCTGCAGGATAAGGCGACGATCCCACCGACGTCGCGCTCGGTGGCGTTGTCCCTGAACAGCGGCGTGCAATACAACCGGGTCGCGCTGGCTGAGGCCACGGCCTATGTCCGCAGCGCGACAAAGAAAGCGATCGGCCGCGGCTTCAATGGGTGGGATGTGCTGTACCGTTTGCAGGCACCGACCTTGCTCTTCAACTGAGGCACCATGCCTGACCTGGACCGGATTGTCGATCAGCAGCTCCATGGCGTGCGAGTGAAGGGGATGGACGGGACAGAGACCGTTCACAAACCCTTTACGGCGGCCTTTGCGGTCGAGATGGACCTGCTCGTGACTGAGGCGAACGAAGGCCGTGCCAGCCCTCGGCAGGTCGTGGAGAAGTTCTTCGGCCGCTACCCCGAGTTACGAGGCGAGATCAGCCAAGGGGACGTGCTGGAGATTCTGCCGGGTTTTTTTTGGGCGACGAGCGGCGCCGCGGTCGTGGTCCCCGCACGGACTGGGGCCGCGAATGGCGGGACTACTGCGTCGCCACCGGCCGCAGCCCCGACCTCGACGTGACCTGGCCGGATTTCCTCATGCAGCGAGAAGCGTCGAGAGTGCGCGGGGCCTTGGAGACGCTCCGGTTGGTCACCGCGATCGGCATTGCCTTTGGCGGGGATGAGGGCCGTGCGTCCCTGAACGATCTCCGTATGGTGATTGAGTGACCGGGCCGAAGGTCCAGATTGGGGTCGGCTGGACCGAAGAGGGTGGCCAGATCCCGGCCGAGGCCGCGGGGAAACTCCAGCAACTCCAGGGAGCGCTTCAGCGGCTCGATGCCCGAGAACCCGCCTTAGCTATGCGGAGCCTCCGGTTTGCGATCGACGATATGGCCGTGTCCGCTACGGGCTTGAGCGGGCCCGGTGGGGCATTTGTCCGCCTGGCGGCGACCCTCGGGAGTTTCGGTGTCGGTCTGCCCACCATGGCGGCGGCCATCGGCGGCTTTGCGGCCCTGGCTGCGGTCATCAAGGGACAGGACGAGATCCTCAAGAACTTGAACACGACGCTCACAGAGACCGAGCAGGTCCTCGCGTCGGGCATTCCGGCGGCCATGGAACGCCTGCGGGGCATCAAGATTCAGGACCAGTTGGCGAGCTTACAGGCGGAACGGACAGGAGACATCCAACGCATCCTCCACGGCTTTCCGGGGAGGACGGGGGCTGACGCCGAAGCGATGTTCATGCGGACGGCGCAGGGCGTGTCGATCACCGCGCAGATCGAGAACCTCGAGCGCGCCAACGCACGGATTCAACAGGATGCCGACAAGCTCCGCAACCGCGCGGGGGGCGGCAAACGCGGGCGCACCCCCGGCGCCGCCTCTGCCATGGATGATCTCATCGGCATCGGCGCGATGCTGCCGGAAGGGGACCTCGACGCGATGGGCCTGGGCGATATCCCGGCAGGGGTAAGCGACGAACAGGCGACCGAGCGGCTCGCACGACAACGTGAGGAAGCGTCCCGCAAACGCGAAGAGCAGATGCGCAAGGCCGAGGAAGCCGCCCGGCATCAACTCACCGAACAGGGGCACGTCCTGCGGAGACTCGGCCCTGCAGCTGGGGCATTGCTGGGCTTGGCGGGGGCGACTAAGCGCGGCGGTGGTGTCGGGGAACTGGTATCGGCGGCCGGCGGTGCCGTGGCAGAGATTCCCGGCGGGCAGATTGCCGGAGCTGGGCTTGAAGCGGGCGGGGCGGTGCTCAAGCT